CTGTGCACAACATGGTTTGTGTTTTGTAAATCTTTGTAAATGTTTTCGGTTTTTCGCTCGCGCTATTATAGAGTGTTTTCCTTCACTCTCCGATAATGCATTTGCACTACAGAGTTTTATTTGTTTATTGCCAACTAAACTACGAATAAAAGAAAATAACTATCTAATAAGAAAATAACACTTAAATCATTAAAGAAGGGATTGTGTAAGCTACCCCTTCATACATCAAAGTTGGAACGGCAACAATGGGGTTAATCAAAAGATAAGCACCAACTGCCATAATCGCAATACTGCCAATCATGAAAGTTGTGACACCCATTATTGACTTTGTTCTAAATGAGAGATTATCCACGTGGGTGCCTCCCCGCTTCTTGCAAAGATGACGCAATTTGCATATCTTCCGAAGCGAGTTTGGCCTGGTGTATCTCTGTCATATTCAAAGGTGATTTTGATTTGGTTAAACTTGCAATAGCGGATGTTGCCGAAGGGTTAACCTCTAAACAACACACTGTCTCAATTCTGTAAGAAGCATCAGCGTTGATGTTGTTAAAACAAATAGTTGCTGCGCACCAATCGGCATCGTGCATTAACAAACCCACGGTACTTCCTGCTCCACCAGTACCAACATTTTGTGGAAACAATGCATAGCCTTGCGACGCGGTAAGAGGCGGACCGTTAGCTATGCAAACAGATGGTGCATCCTTAAAATCACGAATTTTGAAGTCATTTGTTTTGTGATGAGGCACAAAAACAACTCCCTCTTCTGGTCGGAATGTTCGGGATGTTCTGTTAATGGTTGTTGTTGGTCGCACGTCAATGATTGTTATAGGCGTGCTGGTTTCTGTTGAAAATCCTGAATTTGTTTGGGTCAAGCTGTTTGATGTAATTCCAATTAGCCCAGCAGTTGGTGGCTGAGCCACAGTAGTTACTGGCCCGAAATCTTCAAATGATACATCATTTGATGTGACCGTGATGGTACCGGCGCATGTGTTAACAGGACCAGTGTAATAAATGCGATAACCCAATGCGACTATTCGTGCCGAAACGGTGTTGTAAGCATCCAAATACGGAGTGGCTTGTGCCCGAACACCAGGTGAATATACTTGTAAAAGACCACCAGGCATATAAGCACTACCAACAGCCGTTGATGATGGTATCAAGTTACCAGGTGCAGTTAATGTATTACCATTCACTGTAATGTTCATACCGTTACCTGCGTACATGCAAGTAAATGGCAAACACGGAAGTGTCTGCATAATGAATGTTCCTGCTGCAGACACAGTGATGGTATCAACAGCATAAGCATCCGTAACTAGGAAATTAGCGTTTCCACCATCAGGGATAGCAACACCACCTTTTCCCATGTGAGGATACATTCTGCACATGACATACGGACTAGCACGTGATAACTGCTTGCTCAATGATAGACTAGCAAGCTTATTGATAACGCTCGAATTACTTCTTGGACCAACTGCCACTGCGGTATTCTTCTTAGCATTCGTTACTCGTCGATTTCGTCTCGCCTTAGCAAGTTTTGATTTATTAATTTTGTTATTATTATTGTTATTGTTAGTATTTCTACTTCTACTATTATTGTTGTTATTATTGTTATTCATCTCTGATGATAGTTTTTATGTTTTAATATATATTTATCGAGAAACTCCAAGTTTATCGACGCGCCCATGTCCTTCTCAAATTGCAATTGTTCACTAACACTAATGTTAAATGCTCTTTCAAAGGACAACCTGCTATGATATTCAACAGGTTGGAGGGTCAGTGATGGTTCAAATTTACTACGGTAAATCTTAGCCTGGTCCAATGGGCGTGCGCCGTTACTTAAAGCAATCAATTTCAATGCGAAGGCCTGCATCATGGGAACACCACTACTCAGAGCCAACTCACATAGTCCTATCGATGCCACATAACGTTGTACTGACCTGGAATAGTTAGACAACATGAGTTGTGATTTACCAATTGTTTTCAAAGGATCGCGAACCAATTTCCAACCGTCACCAATTTTAACTGGTGAACACTGGCAAAACTCAATTTCTTCAAATTCTCGAGCGACCTTATCCAACTTTGGATCCATCCCATACTTCTTAAAATTATCAATGTTGAACTGAACTAAATCATCTTGTTCCATAAATATAACACTATCATCACCATTTACTATAATTCTATAATTTACAATTTTGCAATCTTCCATGACTTGTTTTATGATACTGATATTGGTGCCGGAATTTCCCATGGATGTGTTGTATTCTCCACTACATCGTTCACCATTTATTTTATATCTCACACCGCACTGAGTAGTACCTTTACATTGAGTTACCTGTTTTTTCAACAAACCGCTACAGTTTTGCTTAACTTCTGGTATCTGATAATACATACTATGCTCAGCCCTGTGCAAGTCCTCGTTGTAATGCCCATCAAAGTGACTCTGATCAACACATGCACCCACTGGCGTTTTGAATTCACACCAGAGGTCATACATTTGGTTACAAATCTCGGTTCCGCTCTTACCTTTTCCAAAATACGACCAAACCTCCTGACCATCAATGACATCTTTACATGTCATCCAATACTTGTCAATTGGTTTTAAGTATTTGTTCAATATATATAAATACTCATACGATCTGTGCTGGATCATACGTGCGGGCTTAGTATCTAACTTCTCTTTTGTGAACCTCTCTAATTTGATAAATCCCTGAACGTCACTTCTAGGTTTAAATCCTTTCTTAAGATTAAGGTATGCATTTAAATACCTACGCCTCAATGGACCGCGCTTATCACTTAGTAATTGCTTGATGGTTAAAGGTTTGTAGTCAAAATCCCTCAATACCGCACCAAGCTTGTCGTATTGTTGTTGCAACTTGGCCATATCGTTGCCTGTGATTCGTCTGTTTAGTCCAATATGACGATTTTCCAATGAATCGATTTCGTTTATCATGGTTTGATTAAATACCCCATATTCTGGAATATCTAGATTGCTTTTAATGTCCAAAATCTTGTATGCCAAGGTGTCCTTCCTGCCTGAAGCTCGACTCAAGTCAAATTTCCCATAATTTGGTGTTCTTGGCATGTCAACACCGGGAACGGCCTCTAGGCATCTTTATAATATAGTGCTGGCCTTTCCCTTATGTTTTCGGGACTCAGGCCACACCACCTCACGCTCCATGTCACCTTCAGTTGCATCATTGTACTTGTTAATACCACTCGAAATATGCTTTGAGGAAAGCATATTTTGGGCATACATATCAATTTGATTAGGTATGTAGGCATTAACAATAGCAGCTATAAACAACTGATACTGTTCTTTTGTTGTTATATCAACCTTCTTTTGGTTCAAATATATTCTCAAATCCTGTCTCAACGTTTCCAACAATGGTAACTTCCTAGCTTTGAATGCATTTTTAGCTTTTAAATAATACACCCACTCGCTTGGAGATTCCATTGATATATCCGTATCCTTACCCCACATGTCTGGTCTATACATCTCCCCAATGCCATTCTGCAGTTCTCTCAATTCGTGCTCACGATATGCAAGCATGTACCTTTTATAAGACTTAGGCTTCTTTGCATTGGGTCGAATTTCATTCAAACAAAATGTGTAAATCCCTGGATCTGGTGTGAATTGGACTCTACCACTACCAAAATTGGTCATATACTTGGCAAACCTAAACTTATCATCTGTTTGCATGCTATTTAACCAAGCATCTGCATCAGCAATCAGTTTTTGGGTATCACCAAATTTATTATTGGCAGCGTATTTAATCATCTTATCATGAATAGCCACCTCATTAGAGCCATTAAAAATTCTACTAAAACTCATCATAGCTCTATTAGTAATGGGATATCCACCAAAAATGACCTCCTCCTCAGCGTAACCATCTCGTATTTTGTTGTTGCGACTACTTATTTTTGAATTGTGTACATCACTTTTTAAACGGAGTCTTCTGAAGATTCTGTTTGGAATTGAATTAATGCCACGGAATTTCGACGTGGCTAGTGATGCTGTTATATGGCCTAATCCAATATGGCTTGTATTATTGATTTGTGAGTCAATGTTTATTTTAGCGTTTGTACTCATTTCGCCGTGACCAATAAGAACTAGAGTTTGTTAATATTGGTATAGCAGTAAGTATATACGGACCTTTCATAACACCAAGTGTCGTTTGGCGGCGTCTTGCCCTCAGCAAGCTTATCCGAACTCGTGCGGCCTTTTACGAACTATTAAAGCCCACTTTTGTTAAATTTGTGACCAGTTACCTTCAAACCAAATGATTTAAAGGGCTGGTTAGTTCAACCATGCCCGATGGAGCAGATTACTTGTCTTCGGATACAAGTAATTCTAACTTATCAATTGACGTGACCACGAAATGAAACGTTATCGAACATCAATCGATGATAAACAATTACATTGCAGCACACAATTATGTTTACCAAAACGACTCG